GGAGGAGGCTCTGGTCTCAAATACGCCGCGTCTACGATCATTTATCTTTCAAAGAAAAAAGAAAAGGATAAGACGGAGGTTGTTGGTAACCTTATTAAAGCTAAGACGGCAAAAAGTCGTTTAAGTAAAGAGAATAAACAAGTTGAAATACGTTTATTCTATGATGATCGTGGTCTTGATCGTTATTACGGTCTATTGGAACTCGGTGAGATCGGAGGACTATGGAAGAATGTCGCAGGAAGATACGAAATTGGTGGTAAAAAGTTATATGCAAAACAGATTCTTGCCGAACCAGAGACTTACTTTACCAATGATGTAATGCAAGCTTTAGATGAGATTGCACGAAATGAATTTAGTTATGGATCATGAATAATATAAAGATTTTAAAAAAAGGAATAGATGTATCATCAGTATTAAATCAAATTAAAAACAGTAAAGAAGATTGGGGTAATCAAAGAAAGGATGCTGAAAGTTTAATTGATCGAGGATATGATGATATTGATGTAGGTAATCTTCAATTGATAATGGGAGCAGTAAAAAATAAGGAAGATTTTGTAGGAGATTCTGAACTTAATGTTCCAACTTCAGCATACCAAAGACACACTGAAATTATTAGAATTATAAAAGAAGAGATACCTAATAGAGATATTCATAGATGTGGGTTCCTTTCTCTTCCTATTGATGGGTATGTTGGTGCTCATATAGATGAGGGAACTTATTATTTGACTAGGGATAGATACCATTTATCCATCCAAGGACAGTATCAATATTTTGTTGGAAATGAAACTGTGATAGTTGACCCAGGCACCTTATTGTGGTTTAATAATAAGATGCCACATGGTGCTGTGAATCTTGGTGATAACACTAGGATAACCTTTGTTTTTGATATGCCACATGGAAACGGTTGAATTTCTGATACTCCGAAACCTTCTTCATAATGAGGAGTATGTTCGTAAGGTTATCCCTTTTCTTAAAGCAGATTATTTTGAAGATAGAAATCAGAAGATTGTTTTTGAAGAGATAATAAAATTTGTAGAGCAGTATAATAAACCTGCCACAAAAGAAATACTTTGTATTGAAGCAGAGAAAAGGCAAGATATTACAGATGATTCATTTAAAGAAATTACTAATTTAATTGGTTCTTTAGATGATAAATTATCAGAGTTTGAATGGTTAGTTAATACAACTGAGAAATGGTGTAGAGATCGTGCTATATATTTGGCATTGATGGAGTCTATACAATTAGCAGATGGAAAGGATGACACTAAAGGAAGGGATGCTATTCCTGCTATTCTCAGTGATGCTTTGGCTGTGTCTTTCGATAGTAATGTAGGACATGATTACTTAACCGATTATGAAGCAAGATACGAATCGTACCATAGGAAGGAAGACAAGATACCGTTCGACCTCGAATACTTTGACAAAATTACGAAAGGGGGTTTACCGAATAAGACTCTCAACATTGCTCTTGCTGGCACAGGGGTTGGAAAGTCTTTATTCATGTGTCATGTGGCTAGCAGTGCATTACTCCAAGGAAAAAACGTCCTCTACATCACTCTCGAAATGGCAGAGGAAAAGATTGCGGAGAGGATCGATGCTAACTTACTTAATGTTCCTATACAAGATATAACAGATCTTCCCAAAGTAATGTTTGAAAATAAGGTAACTAATCTTGCTAAGAAGACTCAAGGAACCTTAATTATAAAAGAGTATCCTACTGCATCTGCACATTCAGCACATTTTAGATCTCTTCTAAATGAACTGGCATTGAAAAAATCATTCAGACCTGATATAATATTCATAGATTATCTTAATATCTGTGCCTCATCTAGGTATAGAGCAAATGGAAATGTCAACTCCTACTCCTACATCAAAGCAATCGCAGAAGAACTACGGGGTCTCGCAGTTGAGACGAACCTTCCGATTGTATCTGCCACTCAAACTACTCGTAGCGGCTACGGCAGTAGCGATGTGGACCTTACTGACACCTCTGAATCTTTTGGACTCCCTGCTACTGCTGACCTTATGTTTGCCCTTATTTCTACAGAAGAGTTGGAAGGGTTGAATCAGATAATGGTGAAGCAATTAAAGAATAGATATAATGATCCTACTGTTTTCAAACGATTTGTAGTAGGTATTGATCGTGCCAAGATGAGATTGTATGACTGTGAGCAAAGTGCTCAAGAAGATATAGTTGACAGTGGACAAGATGAAGAGTATAATTTTAAGGAAAAACCAAAGAAGTCTTTCAAAGATTTTAAATTTGATCAATCATGACTTTAAGAACACACAAAATAGAAAAGAAAAACGAACAGCATAATCAGGAATGGAGTTGGGAAGAAACTCCTGAAGTTCTAGAAGCAATAGAACAACTTAGTAAATCATCTGCATTAGTGGAGGCAAAGAATGTCAATTGAACGTGTTGAATTTTTGAATAGCATCAAAGGTAAGAAAACTGTTGATACTGATAGGTATCTTGATTTTGTTGAAGGTGTAACGAGTAATGAGAGTCGTGATTATGCAGCACTTCTTACTCGTATGAATAATTTGGAGTTGGAGGATGACTGTAATATCCCTCCACTAATTACTGCTGCACTTGGTTTAACTGCTGAAGCAGGTGAGTTTACAGAAGTAGTAAAGAAGATTATCCTTCAAGGTAAACCATACAATGAAGATAATGTCTTTCATATGAAGAGAGAACTAGGTGATATATGTTGGTATATTGCACAAGCATGTATGGCACTTGACACATCATTTGATGAAATTATTGAGATGAATGTTGAAAAACTTAAAGCACGTTATCCTGGTGGTGAGTTTGATGTTCACAAGTCGGAAAATCGTGCAGAAGGAGATCTATAAATAATCCTAGATTATGAGGTTGTAATGTTACACATGAGAGATCAATTATTAACAGCAGTGAAAGCTCACGCACAAGGTGAGATCGCAAAGCATAAGGCAAACGTGGAAGTTTATCTTGAACATCCAATGGGTATTGGAGAGCACTCAGATATCACTGAAGCAATTCAAGTTGAACTAGATAAGATAGCACGTTATCATGATCAGTTAGAAGTGGTAGAACATTACTTTAAGAAGAGATGAAATCTTTCGATCAGTTTTCTGAAAATATAGAACAAAGAAGAGCAGCATTAGCACAAAGACAAAGAGAAACCTTAGCACGATCCAAAGAGAAAGGTGCTCAGGTTTCTTCTGACGCTTCGGCAAGTTTTGCTGCTCAGAAAGAAAAGAATGATGCTGCTAATCAAGCTGCTGCAGAGAAAAAGAGAGAGTGGGAAGCAAAGAGAAAAGCACAAAGAGATGCAGCACAAGCAGCAAAGGATGAAGCAGAGGCAGAAAGAAAGAAGAAAGAGGCAATGAAGGATGAAATCAAACAGGATTTAGAAAGAGAGAGGGAAGATAGACGTAAAGCTATAGAGACGAAACGCATGGAGAAGGAGAGAGCACAAGCAGAGAAGGATTGATATGGCTTCTAAAATAAATACTTGAAAAGGTAAAAATAATGCCTTCTATTCCCAAATCTAAAAGACCAGAACCAACTCTACAAAATGTAGAAGATTTTCTTTATGAATTGGGTCCAGTAAGTAAAGAAGATAAAATTACTGTTGATGGTATAGAGTTTGAGATTAATAAGTTTGAAAGGAAATATCCTCAAGAAATAGTATTGCAATTTGATCATCCAGGTGCTAAAAGATTTATTGATAAATTTAAATCAACAATATGGAGAGAGTTAAAAGGTAATTTTGATCCGTTCTTTCCTGCTATGAAGGGAGGTTATCAAGCATTAAAATTTGGATATAGGACAGATAAATCTGAAGTACTGCTTAGTTTTAATGTTGACTTTGGTGGTGAGGTTGCTAAGGGTGCTGTACCTGCACCTATTCAAGAGGAGGGAACTACTATTGTTCTTAATAGGGCATTGGTTAACAATGTAAAATTTGATAGTAAAGAATCTATTTTAGCAGATAAAGAAACTAATAAACAATTAATGAAGTTGTTTGGTAAAAAATATGAAAAAAGATTAAAGGATTGGACTTGGACTTATTATCAGCAAAATCATGTGTGGTTGAAAGAGTATGGTAAGAGTGGATGGGAACCCTTCATATATGGTAATAAAGCTTTTGTTAAATTTTTCTCAGATCATATGAAAAATTTATCTAGATCTTTTGATCCAAAAACACCAGCAGGAGATTATACAACTTGGAGCCCAGCTGACATTTGGGCAGTTAAGAATATGTCTAAAGTTAAAAAAAATATAGATGCTGCACTTAAACCAAAACCTCAACACTTAGCAGAGTTGAATTCTTTACTAATTAATTTGATGGAGGATAAAGAACTTATTGGAATATCCCTTAAGATGGTAAAGGATAAACAAGACGCACATATGAAGTTGCATAATGTAGAAACATCTTCAGTTTTGAGAGAACTTGAATCTTTTGCTAAAATTGAAGAATATAGTATGAATGATATTCATTTTAGGTATGATAATATTTGGCAAGGTGATGCATCGTATGTTCCCACTCAAGTTAAGATAGGTGCAGGTGATAAGTATGAGATTAATATTAGAAAGTCTGGTAATAATATTTCTTTCAATACTCAAATCAAAGGTGCAGCTGCTCAAGGTGGACAAACACCTGTTGACATGGTAGTTAAAATGTTAAATGGAAAGGAGTTTAATAAAAGTCATACTACCTATCCCCAAAATTCTGAAGCATTAGTTGGAGAATCAGATAGATTTGAAAAGATGTATAAGGTAGTAACCAAAGGTCAGACGGCACCTACATATAATGAATTTCAACTTTATTTGGATGGTTTTTATCAAAAATCTGAGAAAGGAAAACAGATAGCGATTATTAAATTGATGCAATTGTCTTTTTGGTATGATGCTCTTATAAAATATTCATCAAATAATGTTAAGTCGGCAGAGTTTTGGACAGATTTGTTGTATACTGGTATGAAGATCCAACCTGGTCGAGAATTCGCACCCCACGCAAAGATTTCTTAAGATGGCAACTAGTGCAATAGAAACTGCTAAACAGGAAAATGGTTCAAGAGTATTTCTTCAGTCGGTAATAGAGAATGGTGTTGAACCATCAGATAAAAAGATGCTTAAAGTATATGATGGGTATAATTTGGAGTGGAAATTAACATATAGAAAACAAGTTGCTGCTGTAAAAGAATATATTGATAATGAGAAAGGGTATGACTATTCCAGAGACAGTGGAACTATGCCTTTTATTGAAAATATAGCAAAGACTGATTGTGGTGTATCTGTTAAGGATAGGTGGAATCCTATGGATATTGTTATGGTGAAGAAGAATATGAAAAAGGTGGTGGAAGGAACAATTAGGGAATTAACTAATATTGATGGGATGAATAAACCTTCCAATCTTACTATTTTAAATGCTTATATGCGAGATTTATTAGAGGATAAGATTTTAATAGGTATTTCTTTGAAGGCAATTAAAAAAAATAAGAAAACTGCAGATGTAGAACTTGCAAATATGAAATCTGATATATCTACTCGATTGAAGATTATGCCCATTGAAGATTCTTTAAAATTAAATCTTACGTTAGGAAAGAAAGCACCATACTTATTTGATACAGGAGAATTGGGATTTGATTTAAAGACTGAATCTGGTGCTGAAATTCATGGTCAGTCAAGGAATTTCCAATACTCTAAAGAAAGGAATGTAGTTCAGACAGACCTTACTCCTAAAGGAAAAGATGCTGGTGCTAAACTTGGAAAGGTTTCTACTGTTGCATTGGATAAATTTTTAAATGATATTGGATTGGAAAGACCTCTTTCTGCATCTAAACATAGTCATATTCCTCCAGTTGGTCAGTGGGAAGATCATCATAAACAATATTGGATTGATCTTTATAATGAGTTACATAGATCTAGTTTTAAAATTGATTTTGGTGAGGTTGCAGTATATGAAAATAATGTAAGAATAGGAGAAGGTTTTGAAAAGGTATTGGATAAAGCAATTGAATATGAAAAGGATGTTAAAGATAGAAGTTCTGCTGGAAGATTTTCATCTAAATTGATTGGTATGGAATGGGCAAAGATATGGATGCAAATTAACAAGAAGGATAAAATGGAAGATTGGGGTAAGATTCTTTATTATGGTGCAAAGAAAGAATTTTCTTCTAAGAATGGTCCCTTTTTAAAAATATACTAAATATAGTTATGAAGAATCTTTTCCAATTTCTAGCAGAGGCAGGTGCTTCACAAGCATCAGCACAAGCTGCTAAGTTAAACCTAAAAAGTGATGGTCATGGGAGTTGGATAGACACCCGTGGTAATATCGTTGCAACTACAGAAAAAGGCAGACTTGTTTTCATAGACAGGAAAAAGAAAGCAGCTGATGAAGGTCCAGTTAGGAAGATGGCAACTGCTCGTGCTGATGATAAGTTAGCAGGTGCTCCATTACAACAAAAAGCACCAACTAAGGCGGCAAAACCTGAAGAAGGTGAAGGAGAAGGAAAAGGTGGAGAAGGAGATACACTCACAACAGCATTTGGTAGGTTTAATCCACCAACTGCAGGACACGAAAAGTTATTAAGTGCAGCAAGAAAAGCAGCAGTAGGTGGAGCATTAAAGATTTATCCATCAAGATCACAGGATCCAAAGAAGAATCCTCTTGATCCTGACATGAAGATCTCTTATATGAAAAAAATCTTCCCTGATTATGAAGAAGAGATTATCAATGATTCAGAGATGAAAACTATCTTTGATGTTCTTTCAACAGCATTTGAAGATGGGTATAAGAATGTTAATATCATTGTTGGAGCAGACAGACAAGCAGAATTTGAGAACTTAGCAACAAAATATAATGGTGAACTGTATGATTTTGATAATATTAGAGTCATTTCTGCTGGTGTAAGGGATGCAGATGCTGCAGGAGTAGAAGGAATGTCTGCTTCTAAGTTAAGAAAGGCAGTTGCAGATGATGATTTCAAGTCATTTAAGTCGGGAATGCCTAAAGGTGTGAAGGATGCAGACACTCAGGCAATCTTTGATGCTGTTCGCACAGGTATGAAAGTAAAGAAAAAGAAATCAAAAGAAGTAGCAGAATTGTGGACAATTGCTCCAAAACTTGATCAAAAAGGACTTCGTGAAAACTATGTTAACAATAAAATCTTTAATATTGGTGATCTTATAGAGAGTTTAAACACTGGTTTGGTGGGTAGAATCATTCGTAGAGGCACAAATCATCTAATTTGTCTCACAAAAGAGGAAAATATGTTCAAATCTTGGGTAAAAGACGTGATGGAATACACTGAAGTTAGGATGAAGAGTCGAATGAGAGACAAAAATCACCCAAATATGTTGGTTGGAACCACTGGATATAGGAAAAATGCACAAGCTATGGTTCCTGGACAGGAAAAAATTAAAAATTTCAATATAAAAGAATTCATAAATAAGTATAGAAAAAAATAGAGTATTACAATGTCTAGCAATCAGTTGAACGATATTTCCAAAGTTTATATGGAAGCAGTCTACGGTGGTTCTAAAAAAGAGAATAAAGATACTCGTTTAGTAGTCACTAATGCTGATAAAAAGGCAAATACTAAGGCATATCAAAACTATAAAGCAGGTAATAAAGCATATAAAGCTGCTGATCACCTAAAAGATAGTTACGAATTTGCAAGACATAAGGCATCTGTCATCTCAAGGGGTGGTAGATTAGAGGATGCAGTAGAGTCTTGGAACCAAAAGATGGCTCATAAAGAAGCCATAAAGAATGTAGAAGAGCAAAAGGAAGTAAACGTCAAAGATACTTATAAGACTGTTGCTGCTATCGTTGATTATGATAGATCAAAGAAAGGTAGTAAGGATGCTACCTATGATAGTATGAAAGGAGATAAGAAAGCAGCTAAGAAGGAAAGAGACTATGCTGCATTTGAACGTGAGAAGATGAAGAAGGATGATCCTAACTGGAAGAGCAAGAAATATCATACTGGTATGCATGGTGAGTCTTATGAAACAACCAAAACTAAGGAAGTTATGGGTGCATTGAAGAAGAGAGACTTGAAGCAAGATACTAAGAAGAAGATTGCTGCTGACATAGTAAAGAAAAAAGGTGACACTAGTAAGTCTGATGACAGATATGCTTATGAAGGAAAAATGTATGGTTATAGTGGTGGTGGTTTAGTAAAGAAAAAGAAGAAAAAGCATGACTGTGCATCAAAAGTTAAGCATGAAGAGTATGGTATTGGTGATTGTATAAAAGGAATGCATGATCTTGATGAGAGTGGAAATGTAGCACATTATGATGTTGAATTTGAACAATATATTGTTGAGAATGTTCCTGTAGAAGAACTAGAAATTCTAGAAGCAAGTATGCATGAGCATGTGATCTATACAGAACAAAAGAAAGCTGCTAAGGATTATGATGGTGATGGTAAAATTGAAAGTGGTAAGGATGAGTATTTTGGTTCCAAAGACAAGGCAATCAAAAAAGCAATGGGTAAGAAGGTAAAGAAAGAGTCTCTATCTGATTGGAGAACTGACTTAAGTGACCTTGTTGAGATTGTTGCTGGACCTGAAGACAGAGTAGAAAAAGAAGTAAAGGAAAAAAAGGTAAAGAACAAAGTAGTTATCAACCCTAAGTTTACTGAAGCAGTAGAAGAGATGGGTGGTGAGTTACTTGAGATGGAAGTGGTTAATAAGGAGTTGAAAGATCTTAAAAAAGGTGCAGAAACTCTAAAAGGTAAGAACGTTGCCAAGGCTGATAAGGTTGAGGAGGGAAGGAAACCAAAAAATTGTGGTTGTGGACAAACTCCTTGCATAACTTATGGTAAGGAAAATAAATTTAATGAGGCAATGTCTTCTTACGATAAGGCAAGAAAGGCAGCAGCACGAAGAGCAGCAGATAGAAATGCTGCAAGAAGACGTGGTGAAATGGGTGGTAGAATGGAAAGGGAAACCTATACAAGTGAAGGTGGAACACGAATGCACCATAAGGGGTATAAAGCAAGAGAAGGTGAGTAACTAAAAATGAACGAAGGTAAACTTGGACATTTAGAAAAGGCATCTGTTCTTGCTGCAAGTGATGATCCAAAAGATCAAGATAAAGCACGAGAAATAAAAACTCGTTTTGACTATGAAAGTCTGAAGAGACAGATTGGTAGCAAGAAAAAGCACAGTAAACCTGTTGTTAAAGAAGCAGTAGGTGGTGGTGTTCCCATGACCCCACAGGAACTAGAGATTCAGAAGAAGATGTCTAAGTTGAATATGAGACTTGCTAGAAAAAGAAATGCAGAAATGCAGAAGGCAAAAATTAAAGACACTGAATCTTCTCCTGAAAAAGTTAAAGATGATCAAATGCAAGAAGGTTCCTTGCACAAGTGGTTTAAGGGATCTAAGTCTAAAGATGGTAAGGCAGGTTGGGTAAACGTCAAGACAGGTGGAACTTGTGCTAGTGATGAACCAGGTGAGGGTACACCAAAGTGTGTATCATCTTCCAAACGTGCCAGCATGACAAAGGCAGAAAGAGATTCTGCATCAAGAAGAAAGAAAGCAGCAGATCCTAATCAACAGTCCAAGTCAGGTGCTGCAAAACCTACATATGTTAGGACTGATTCTAAAAAGAAAATGAATGAAGACAAAGTTCTTAAGACTGTTGCAAAGGAATTGGCTGGTGCAAGTAAAATGCATAAGGGTCAGTCAGAAAAAATAAAAAAACATCTTAAGGATATGAAGAAGGTTGATGAGGCATGTTGGAAAGGTTATAAAGCATATGGTATGAAGAAAAAAGGTGGGAAGATGGTTCCTAACTGCAAACCTGTTGGTAGTGTTAAGGAGGAGACAGTAGATGAAGCATGTTGGAAAGGTTATGAGAAGAAGGGTATGAAAACTATGTTTGGAAAGAGATATCCAAACTGTGTGAAGAAAACCAAGAAAGAAGAAGTAGAGTATGCAACTGAAGCAAAGGTAGATCAAGGTCGTAGTGACTACGGTAAAGCATCTATCAGAAACTATAGAAGGTCTGGACCTGGTCATGGTGAACCAGCAATGTTTGACTCTGAGAATAAAAGGGGTAAGACAATTGACAAACGTAGAGAAGAGCACAAGGAAAGAAGAGGTGTTAAAGGTGCAAAGGTTCCTGCATATAAAACAGAAGAAGCACAATTAACAGAAACAGATAAGAAAGGTAAGGGCAGTGGGACAAAAGATGCTTGCTATCATAAGGTAAAGTCACGTTACTCTGTATGGCCTAGTGCATATGCATCAGGTGCATTGGTTAAGTGCCGTAAGAAAGGTGCTGCTAACTGGGGTAATAGTAAGAAAGAAGAGTTTGAGGGTTGGGCAGATGATCCAATTCTAGAAAAGGTGGCAGCATGGCAAAGAAAAGAAGGTAAAAGAGAATCTGGTGGTCTAAATCAGAAGGGGGTTGACTCTTATCGTAGAGAAAATCCTGGTTCCAAATTAAAGACTGCTGTTACTACAAAACCATCTAAGTTGAAGAAAGGATCTAAGTCAGCAAATAGAAGGAAGTCATTCTGTGCTCGTATGAGTGGAATGAAAAAGAAACTTACTAGTGCTAAGACTGCTAATGATCCAGACTCAAGGATCAATAAGTCACTTAGAAAGTGGAATTGTAGTTATGAACCAGAAGGAACTCCTATTATGGAAAAGGATGCTGCACTTGATTTTGTAAGAAAACAGATTGAAAAGAAACATGGTAAAGGTGCTATCTATGATGGAAAGAGCAAGAGTAAATCTCCTTCTCCAGCAGAGAAAGCAAAGGCTTCTGCTGAACGCAAGAAAAGACAGGATGCAGACAACAAAGCATATGCATCTAGAGCAAAGAAAGCAGGATATAAGAGCACCCAAGATTACACCAATGTCGTAGCACGATATGGTAGTGAAGATAACTATAGGAAGGGTAAAGGATTAGGAACATGACCTATCCAGCACCCGAAAGAGTGCCTTATGATGAGTGGTTTGATCCCAATTACAAATACAACCCTGATGAAGACATGGATTTAACACCTAGTTCAGTAGAACCTCAAGATGAAGAAGAGCAAACTGTGCATGAAAAAATGTATAAGATTGCAACAGCAAAGTATAACCCATTTTCTTTAGGAGGCTCGGAGAGTATTCATGACTTTGAATGAAGTAGCACCACCAGGATATGGTCACACTAAAGGTGATAAGAAGAAAGGTGTAAAGAAAGGTGGCACTGCTGCTGCATTTGATCGTGCTCGTAAAGAAGGTAGGTTCAAAGGTAGTAAGTCTGATATGTTTGCTATCATGTGGTCACAAAAGAACAAAGGTGATAAACCACATTACAAACCTGGCACTAATAAGAAGTATAAGAAGTATCAAGAAGAATCAGTTCAGAATGGTAAAGTAGATTTAACTCTCAAAACAGATGTAAATAATGTTCTTAAACAGGATAATAAAGAATATGATAGAGGATTACTTGCTCAGGTGAATAAGGACGGTAGTTATGATGTAGCATATTGGTACGACAAATACAAAGCATATCCTGTAGAAGTAGAGGTTGATGGTAAATCAATTAAGAAAGATGCTAAGAATATTCATATTAAGTATCATCCTGAGTTAAAAAAGGAAAGTTTTGAGATAGACAAGTCAGCACATAAGACTGCACAAAAGAAAGCAAAGATGCGTAATCTTGCTAGAGGTAATGAGAACCCTAATGAGAAGGCTGCTGCAGAGAAGAAGGCAGGTGGACCTAAACTTATGGGTGAAGGTAAGAAATGGGACTCTTATAAGAAAGCAGTTGCTACTGTTCTAGGTAAAAAGAAAGAAAAGAAAGCTGAAAAGGCAACTGATGCAGGAGCAAGAGCTAAGAGAAAGTTACAAAGAAAGGTTCATGCTAAGTATGTGTCTGGTAGTGAAGATCTAGTTCCAGATGATATGCGAGACTGATATATAATACAGTCATAATTTAATAGCATGGCAGATTTAGGACTTGATGCCTCACAGGAGACACGTATCACTGTGATGCAAATGCAGATAGAGCGTCTTGAGGAGAAGCAAGAAGAGCTACGTGATAGGCTCAAGGTTGTAGAGAAATGGGTGATTGGAGCAGCTGCAGTATTGGCAGCTGGTACTACGGTCATAGGGTTTGCAACTAACATATCTAAGGCATATCTCTAAGATTATAGATCTATAAATATTCATTAGCACAGAAAATCTTACGGAAGAAAGAACATGGCACTTTGGGGTAATAACGACAATGTAGGGTCTGGAGGTACTGTCACATTAGACTATTCTAATAAAGTAGTTAGTGGATGGGCTGGAACTGCAACTGGTACAGGAACAACTTT